GGTGACCTGGTTCAAATGCATATATTCCTGTAACAAGTAATGTATTAGTCACTTAGCTTCCTATTTTTATTGAATATTTCTATCAATGTCTGTACGTCTCTCTTTTTATAAAAACGAATATTCTCATAATCAGAAAACTCTACATACCATCCATCTCCTTTCTCATTAGGAAGGTCAAAAGCTTTATTAGTATTAGTAACTAACTCTAATCCTGGTTTATCGTATTCTTCTTCCCAACCTGAAAAACCATATTGACCAGCTTCATCTAAAGTATAAGCATAAAAATAATATGGCTCATCTTCAAAGAATCCATCCCCATCTAAATCTTCTCTTGAATAAGATACCTTTTTAAATCCTAATGATAATAAATCTTCTTGTGTCATTCTACAAATAACTTTTTACCCATATCTCGAGCTATCTTATAAAGCTCTTTAATATACATATTACCTTTAAGCTTCTTTTTAGTTAATTCTAAATATTTTAATGCAGTTAAAAGCTGGTTATAATTTCTACAGCTTTCTAATACATTTTTAGCTTTAGTGTAATATTGTAATTCGTTCATTATTTAGTAATAGAATATATCTTGTGCTTCTTTTTCCATTTACTAATAAAACTTTCTCCTATTCCTAAATCTAATATTTCAGCTCCTTTAGGAAGATCTCTTGATCTAGTATTATTAATTTTATCAATATGAGGTCCTCTGAATACTTTCATAAACCTCTTTGCATTTCGTCTAGGTGATAACTTATAAACAGCTACCACAGTAGGGTTTCTATGTGTCATACAAATAACATTAAAAATATTAAACATCCAAGTAGTCCAATTAGTCCAACCATAGCCGCTATGGCATGTCCTTCTACTTGTTCTTTTCTTCTACCTTGTCGGTATTTAATATCTTCTTCTGTCATTTCTTTTCTTGTCATTGGTGCTCTATGTATCATATTTTTTTTCATTTAACTTCTTTGCTTATTTAATGTTTCTCTTTCTTTTTTTCTTTCTTCGGTTTCTAATAGCTTTCTAGTTCCTCTATAAGGTACATAAGTATTAGTACCCCAAAGATAAACTGGTCCTATATACTTAGTAGTAGTCATAGGAACATCCATTGCCTTATGTAAAGTATAATCAGGAATAGTATATCTCCTAGGACCATCAAACGATCTAAAGTCTCTTTCAGTTACTCTATACCATTCATCATTAGCTAATTGTACTTCACATACTCCATGAGTAGGAAAGTCATAATCTAATTTACCTGTAAAACCTCTTTTTTCTGCTGCCATTAATCTACTATTTTAAACTTTTTAGCTCCTCTCGGTGCTTTAATCTTAGCTATTTCTATCGCAGTAGTTTCATCTTCTGCTTCTACATCTACGATTTCATAATCGTAACCTGTATCTTCTTTACCTATAAAATGTAGGTACCAATATTCTACTCTATATCTATGCATAATTTCTATTTAATATTCCTCTATAACCGTATTTATCTTCCATCTCATAGTAAAAATCTATAAGACTATTAGCGTCAGTTTCCGTTACTTCTTTATCGTAATCTTCTACGCTCATTTTAAACTCTAAGGCAAATAACTTCCTTACAGTAGCTAATTTCTCTCTTTCATCTTTCTCAAAGTCTTCTAATAATCTCTTCTTACGAGCTCTATCGATAGAAGTATCTCCATGATAACTACCATGATCTACATGACCATCACTTCCTATATACTTTAAGTATTTATCATTCATAGTATGATATACTAACTCTACTTCTAATAACCAAGGACCTTGATCGAAGTCACCATTAAGTATTCTATCTCTAAAAGGCTCTTTAGCAGATAATTTAGGATTCTTTAAACAATAACTCCTCCACCACATAAACCTACTATAAGACATTTTATTATAATCAGCAGCAAGTTTTTTCTCTATAACTTTTCTACTCCACTTAGGTTTAAAAGGTAACTTAGAACGGTAACTCATCGTCTTTACTTTTATCTTTAGGTTTAGATATATCATCAAACTTTCTATAGTCAAAGCTAGCAAAAGGCTGACTACCTATTTCTACTACTTCAGAGTCTTGCACATTATTCATAGCATTTATCTCATCGTTAACTTTATGAGCTCTCTTACGAGCCATATAATCATTAGGAGCATATACGTATGCTTCAAACTTAACTACATATCTTTTATCATCCATATTAAAATAATTCAAGTTGAACAACAGGAGGATTCTGAGTCATCTTATCAACCTTAAACGCACTAGTTACTTTACGAGTAGGTCTAAACTCTTCTCCTCTATTATCAATTAACACACCATCTTTAACAGTAAAAGCATGCTTACTAACTCCTAAAATAAAAGTACCTTTAGGATTATCTTTTATAAAAGACTTTACAGTCTTCATTCTATTTACTAACTCACCATAAAGTTTATACTGATTAGTAATCTTAGATTGACCTAAGACTTGAAGAGCAAACATATCGTCTCCTAATTCTATTCCATTTTTTTCGACTTTATCTAGAATAGAAGATTCAAACATAACTCCTTTTCCTTTCTTTCTCTTGAAAGTTTTCTTAACGTATTCATGAGCTAGATCATAATCACAGTCAGTAGCAGCTGCAAGAGCTCTTACAAAACAATCATTCTTTTCAGATTTAGCTATTTTAGAACTGCTATATCCTTTAACAGTACTAGTAGATTTTTTAAATTTATTCATAACCTTTTTATATAATTTATACTTAAATATACGGAATTTTTTCCAGAATTCCAACTGTTTTAGGGGTTATTTACCCAACCATATTTAATGGTTGAGTATGTAACCATCCTACGTTTCTATTAGTATTCAAACTAAAGAACAAAGCATCCATTTGACCACCTCTACGGTTCTTCGAGAAGAAGAAAGCTCTACCTTCATCCATAAATTTCATATGAGCCATTCCAGTCATCATATGCTTAAATCTATTCGATCCAGCAAACTCACCCATTTTAGTAACCTGCTGAATAACAAGGAAAGCAGTATTTACTTTACCTAAGTTCTCAGCTTTGTTATGCTTTTCTAAAAGATTCAATACCTCAGTTTCAGCTCTCTTATTAGACATTCCAGTATGAAAGTCAGCAATAGCACCTACAACCTCAGCCATCGAGTCAATCAAAACTACATCCCATCCTTCAGTTAAAATACTTTTAAGAATTATCAATGGATCTTTTTCGATAAAATCACCCATAAATAAAATATTTAAATCACCAAATTTAGGGAATCTTTTAACATATCCATGCATATCGATTCTATTCATCTCACCAGAGATAAACAAAGTCTTTTTACCTTTATTATTCAGATCTGAAAGTATATCTAACATAACAGTAGATTTACCAACTCCAGGATCTCCTACGATAGCGTAGTTAGTACCTTTCATTAATCCACCTTCAGCAGAAAATAGACTATCGATTTTTTTGCCAGTCGGCATAGGGATAAATAAGTTTTTATCAAACTTAATATCATTCATTTTAACGGTAGAAGGTTTCCAAGTTCTGAAAGAACCAGTATTAATAGATTTTTCTACTCTTTTTTTAGTAACGGAATTTTTAACTGTAATATTCATAACCTTTATTGCTTTATTATTATACCTTAATATATGAAAATTATGGCAGACGAGCAACTATTCCCACAGTTATTTCCGGAAAAGTTTTAATAATATTCCTTTATTCCTGTGCCAACATGCTGTTTATACCATTTATTTTCTTTATCATGCCATACATAAGGTTCTCTAGGATCCTCTCTCCATTTATGTTTAGAATAGTATTCAGGATCTTTACGAAGAAGGTTAGCCCTGTGGGAAGAATGAAACTCTTCTTTTCCGATCCACCAGGGCATTCTAACCTCACCTATTATTTCTTCGTATTGCATAGTATTATTTTTACCTCTTGCTTTCCAGACATCTATACTAACGTTAAGATATTCTTTTAAAGCATTTTCAAATCCTCTCCACATTACGCAACAAGGATGATTAGTCCAACCTTTATAAGGAGTTCCATCTTTCTTTGGACGTCCTAATAAGTTATTTAATATCTGGAAAGTTTCTACTCTTTGCTTTCCTAGTCTTTTATCATCTAGACTTTCTAGAGATTTTTTGAAATCTGTATATGGTAAAAATGTTTGCATATTATATTTCTCCCCATTCTATTATTACAGAAAAGAAAGTTAAATGTAACTTAACTGTATAATAATTGAGATAACTTTCAGGAGGAATAATTTCATAACCAACCATGATACCTTCATGCGGCCATCTGAAATTAAGAGCCAATTCCCAAAACTTATTATCTTTAAAATTTAAATTCATAATAACTATTTTAGATTATTGAGCATATGCTTGTTTAATTCTAGCTACGATAACTAATGAATTACAACTATCACAAGCTCTTCCAGTTTTAGATATAGGATCTGGGTTATGACCAAAATCCTTTATCGGTCCATTGCATATAACACATTTAATAAATTTTCTCATTTAATTTAACTTCTTTAATATGTTTACAATTTCCATGAGCAATATACCCCCAACAGGTACAACAAAGCTCATTTCGAGCATTATATCTTACGATATATTCTTCTCCAGATCTAGCTGAAGTAAATTTCCAACTCTTTTCTTCTTCGAATAACTCTTCGAAGGGCCTCTTCTCCATAACTATATCTTCTATAGTTGTATCTTTTTCCACAACCGTCCAGGAAGGAACATGATACCGAACGCCGGAGGAGACGGTTATGAATCCTCCGAGTCCGACGTTTGATCTCGGTACCAAATAGGTCTTACGCATCAACAGTCCAGTTATGACTATTGTACGAGCCTATCAAAGCATCTTCCAATTTAGATATTCTAATTTTATCTAGAACATCTTCAGTAGTATGATTTTCATACTTATCAGTTTCTGAATTCCATCTTCTAATAATCTTTTCTACTTTAAGAGAACAAGATTTACCAGAGTAAGACATATGAACTATTTTAGCTTTTTTAATTCCACTAACATACCAATCATATCTTACTTGAAGACTTAATCCATCTTCACGAGTAATCTCAATACCTTTCTTTAGATCTGAGATCATATTATCTCTCTTGTAATTATCTCTATCAGTTCTTACTTCTTCTATTTCTCTTCTATGCTTAATAATTTTATCAGTAAGCTTAGTTTCTTTTACTGAGTATTTCTTCTTACAAGTATTTAGATCAGCTAAGATATCATCTTTAAAGTCATTTATAGTCATAGCTATTTGACCATTAAACATAAACCTCTCTAAATTTCTATCTGAGTAGTGATCACTAGTAGAATAAGTACCTATACCTATATTAACATATTCTTTTTCATCTTCTTTATTTCTTTCAGTAGTAGTATAGATAGTACATAGCTCATAACTTCTATGCTTAATTACTTTTTCATAATCTTCTTTTTCTTCATTCCAAACTTCTTTTTCAAATTCATCACCTTTACATGAAATAGTAATATAATCGACAGATCCTCTATAATCTAAATCTTCTAAGTTAGTTTCGATACCTTCAGTACCTTCAAAATAAGATACAAGAATATCTCTCATCTCTTTATCTTGAGAATTCCAGAGTTCTTTTCTTTGATCTTCTAATTTTTCTTTTGCAGTTCTAAGTTTATCCTCTTTAGAATCAAGAGCTTCAAAAATGTATTTAGACATAACCTTAATTTTAAAATTTATATACTATAAATATACGAATTTTTATTCAGACTTCCAACTGTTCCCCCAATTATTTTCAGGAGGAACTGGAAGTTTAGCAACCCCGGCAGGACTCGAACCTGCGACCTCTCTAACCCATTTGCTTTTCACGATCGATTGTATTACGAGTTTCACTTCTACGTATAAGTTACTTCTCCGCGCCTGGTTAAGCTAAAGTGTTCTACCTACTGAACTACGGGACATCTATCAAGATACGAATAAAAACTCATTTAAACAACTTTCTCCCATGTTTTTTTAAGTAAGTCTGTAGCTATTTATTATACACAGCGATACCTCCGATAGACCTCGCTACTCTATCACACAGTTCCCTTAAACTTTATTGGTAGTTACTTATAATTAACATTTTAAATTTATTATATGGATTTTTTAAAAACTGTTGGCTCTTGGGTCAACGCATTAACTGAAATTGGTATGTCAATAATTGCTCTTGGAGTAGTAATTGAAGTACTTTTTAAAGGAGCAGTAATTCCTTTTTGGCCTGATGTATCTGTAGTGGATAACATTATGGGTATTTTAGGATCATTAAGCAATGAAGGGCTACTAGGACTAGTAGGAGCATTCGTCCTTTATCATATTCTTAAAAAGAAATAAGAATATATAATTAATGACAGTAAGAGGTCCTTCGGGGCCTCTTTTTTTATCCGAATATCTCTATTCTAATATCTTGTTGCATTTTATAACCTAAATCATCCAAGTAACCTTTTCCTTCTTCAATCATTTTAGTCCATCCACAATAGTATATTAATGGTTTCTTATCAGCTGTTGCAAGTTCCGGTAAGTAAGCTGTATGAACATACCCATTATGTCCTTCCCATTTTTCTTGAGATAAACAAGGAACATATTCAAAGTTAGGTATTCTTTTTTCTAATTCTAACATTTCTTCGTAATAACAAATATCAGCTTTAGTTCTAGTACCAAAGAATAGCTTTAATTTTTTAGTAGGTACTTTATTATCTGCTATATAATTTAACATAGATCTAAAAGGACTTATACCAGATCCTGTGCTAACAAAATATATATCTCTATCAATTACTTCAGGTAAAGTAAATATTCCCATAGGTCCTCTATACATTACTTCATCTCCTACTTTAGCTCTATTGAAAAGGTAATCACACATTTGACCTCCTACAAGGTTTGTAACTATTATTTCTAATTTATTAGTACCATCAGGCCAAGAAGATAAAGAATAGTTTCTAGCTATAACTTCGTTAGGATCATTTGGATCTTTTATAGCTAATTGTATTAATTGACCTGGTATATAGTTTATTTTATCGTAAAGAGGATTCTCTATTACAAATCTCCAGTTTTTATCAGTTTCTTTTATAATTTCGGTAATTACTCCTAATTCACTCATCTTTAAATATTTCTTGTATCCATGTTACTATAAATACCAAAAGAGAATAAGGCCAAGTACTCATTTGGTAGTATCTTTCGTAATTGCTAAAAGGTCCTCCGATTCCATGTTTATTACAAAATCGTTCTAACCATAATGCCCATAAGCAACCGCATATTATATATAAAGATATATATTGTATTATTTCCATATTATCTAGGGTTAGGTACTAATCTAAAAGTACATGCTGGTCTTCCATTAATTATTGGCATACCGAATTCATCATACTCTATAGTTTTTACTTTAGTTCTTTTATTTTTAAAACGACCTACCATAATAGTATCGCCTACTTTAACATCTATTTTAATCATAATAATTTTGTATAAGTATTTAAATCTTTATTTTCTTTATCTTTAATTAGACATTTTCTACCCCAGAGTTCTTTATTATCTAAATCAATATAGAATTTATAAGTAAAATCTGATTTAAATATATTAGCAGGCATAGTCATATACCATGATTTTTCTCCTTTAGGTATTTCTATAAACAATGACATATCTTTCTTTTTAGCAAAATGAGCTGCTAACAAACTATGAGCTGAGCCTTGAAATAGATCAAAAGGTCTATCGATAAGAGGAGAACCCATTTGGCCATACTTCATAAAAGACCAATACTGTTCAGGAAGAAATTGATCTGACCATGCTATAGTATCATACATATTATCATTTCTCCATTTATAATCCTTTGGGTATAAATCTCTTACTAACTCAGG